AGTACAACCGCTCATAAACTAAATATCCGAAATGATGCTAATCAAGCTGAAGATGTTCCCGTAATTTGTGTCGTATGCATTGGAGATTAAAAATTATGAAGAGAATAATTTACAAAGAAGGAGATGGAGTCGCTGTAGTTTGCCCTTCACCTAAATGGGCAGGAACAGTGGATGAGCTAGCTAAGAAGAGTGTGCCAACGGGCAAGAAATACAAAATCGTAGATACTTCTACTATTTCAAGTGATCGCACGTTTCGGGGTGCTTGGGAAGTGGATGAATCTCTATTAACAGATGGAGTTGGTGAATGATAACAATTAACTTAGCCAAGGCAAAAGAGATAACTAAAGAACGATTACGTGGTGAACGCAAACCATTACTTGAGGCACAGGATGTTTTGTTTATAAGGGCTCAAGAAGCTGGTGCAGATACGTCTGCTATCGTTGCAGAGAAAAATAGGTTGCGTGATATCACTAAATTAGCTGATGCTGCAACGACACCCGATGAGTTGAAAGCAATAGGAATTAATTACTAGAACGATGGACATCTTATTTTGGTGGAAGTGTATTGCATACGATTTCACAGATAATGGGGCTGGTTGCAAGAGGTGGGAGTGGATTGAGTGAAAATTATGCTGATTGCAACTTTACTTTTAGGTGGCTGTAGTGGAGGACTAGTTGAAACAGTGGCAATTAATGCTGGTGCGAACATTGCCAGTAAAATAGTAATGGACGAAGTGCGAGGCGATTGTGGAGAAATTCAATGAAATGGCATCTGATGTAGTATATTGGTTGCTTGGCATTATCGCATCAATAGGAGCCTGGATTGTGAACAGACTTTTTGGTAGATTAGATGCTCTAGAAGAAAGAGTAGATGATGTAGAGCGTTCTCTTTTAACTAGGGAAAACTTAGATGACAGCTTAGAGCCACTAAAAAACAGTAATAATTTAATTCTTTCACATTTACTGGAGCATAGGGGAACTGAGTATGGACCAACCAAATCAAAAGATTCTTAAGAGTTTAACTAGGGGTTCCCCTATAGTTATCACTTGGTTTGATGCTTATGATGATTCTAATGAAGAAATAACATTAGGTTCTACTCTAGAAAACACAGAAACATTATATGACACTATAGGTTTTTATATAGGAACTAGTGGTAAATATGTAACTATTGGTTATAATAAAGATTTAGATCCAAAAATGTCTCAGGCATATCGGGGTATAGGTCGTATTCCTATATCTATTATTAATAAAGTACGACTATTAGATGATCCACAGGAGAACTAAAAACATGGAAAAGCTTATTCAACCGATTCTTAGAGTCTTTGATAGTTTTATGCCAGGATATAAGACTTACTTTATGATGCTCATGGGAATCATGATGTGTATCTGTCAAATGATGGGATATCATGCGTTTGCCCCTGAAACTTGGGCTTTAGTTGGTATGACAGGTGGTATTACTTGGAAACTAGGCATAGACCGCCATATCCTAAAGAATAAAAAGTAAAATAATGGGAATCTTTGGACTACTTAAGGCTGTTTTCCAGATAGCTTTGTGGTATCTGAAAGGAAAACCAGAACGTGAACGTATTAAAAGAAAAGAAGATTTTGATCAGGCTATTGCAGATGGGGATAGTTCTCGTATTACCCTTCTTTTTAGTAAGCTGCATGACAGACAAAGCAGTAATTATTCCAAGTGACATGGAAATAGTCAAAATAGATGAGCACCACTATAAGGTTACTGATGCTTGGTTACATAAACAATATAATCTCTTAAGGAGCTGTCAAGATGACCAATAAAAATAAGGGCTCTGAAAAGGATTTAGGTGAACTTCATGGGATACTTGCCAGAATACTTAAAGAAAAGATTTTATCAGGGGAAGCTTCTCCAGCAGACCTTAACGTGGCAAGGCAGTTTCTTAGAGATAATAATATTGAGTGTGCTGGTACTAATAATATTGATATAAAGAACTTGATAGAGGAACTTCCTTTTGATGAAACCCCAAGAGACTCAGCTAGAACTAATTAAGTCTGATTTCAGGAACTTTCTCTACCTAGCTTGGAAGCATTTAGCTTTACCAGATCCTACTCCTATTCAATATGACATAGCAGACTACTTACAGAATGGCCCCAAGAGACTTATAATTCAAGCTTTTAGGGGAGTTGGGAAGTCCTGGATTACTTCAGCTTTTGTTGTATGGAAACTCTTATGTGATCCACAGCTTAAATTTCTAGTTGTATCTGCATCTAAACAAAGATCTGATGACTTTTCTACGTTTACTAAAAGAATCATTCACGAGATGCCTATCCTCCAACATCTCAAGGCGAGAGAGGATCAGAGAAGCTCTAATGTTGCTTTTGATGTTGCTCCTTCTAGGGCTTCCCACGCTCCTTCTGTTAAGTCTGTTGGTATTACAGGGCAGATAGTAGGATCTCGTGCTCATATAATTGTTGCAGATGATGTAGAAGTACTCTCTAATGCTCTTACCCAAGTCATGAGAGATAAGTTGGGAGAAGTTGTAAAGGAATTTGATGCTGTAGTTATGCCTACAGTTGGACGTATTGTTTACTTGGGTACACCACAGGTTGAGGAGTCTCTCTATAGTAGCCTACAAGATAGAGGGTATGAGTGTAGAATCTGGCCTGCAAGGATGCCTGATAGTAGACTACGAGAATTCTATGGTTCAAAGCTCTCTCCATTTATAAGTACTCTTCCTATTAAGACTAATATCCCCACAGATCCACTTAGATTCGATGATCTGGATCTTACAGAACGTGAGGCTTCTTATGGTAAATCTGGATTTTCTCTCCAGTTTATGTTGGACACTTCAGGTGAAGATGACCAACGCTATCCTCTTAAGCTTAGAGATCTCCTGGTAATCCCCCTAGATTCTGATAGAGGTCCAGGAAGAGTTCTCTATGGTAAAGATGATTTACTTGATTTACCAGCCGTAGGTTTAACTGGAGACTACTTCTATAAACCATTTGAAGTCTCTAAGGATTACTATGAGTACACTGGAGCTGCTCTCCACCTAGATCCAAGTGGTAGAGGAGCTGATGAGACAGGATATGTTGTCACTAAACTCCTCAATGGTAAGATCTTTGTTCTAGCTGTTGGTGGACTTAAAGGTGGCTATGATCACGGTACTTTAACTCAATTAGCTAAAATAGCCAAGAAACACAAGGTTAATGTAATAGAAATAGAAGCTAATTTTGGTGATGGTATGTATACTGAACTATTTAAACCTGTACTTAATAAATACCATCAGTGTCATGTAGAAGAGATTAAACACTCCAAGCAGAAAGAAGCTAGAATTATTGATGTCTTGGAGCCTATTATGAACCAACACAGGCTTGTAATAGACTTTAATGAAGCTGAACAAGACTACGAGAAATCTAAAGATGAACCTCGTAGACAACTGTTTTACCAGATGACTAGACTCACTCGTGATAAAGGATCTCTTCAATATGATGATCGTATTGATGTCCTAGCTATGGGAGTTAACTATTGGGTAGAACAAATGGCTGCTGATGAAAGCCTAGCTTATAATGAACGTAAGAACGCTCAATTTGAAGAGAATATTAAATCATTTATGTCAACCGTAGACCAAAGCTATGAAGATGAAAACGTGTGGGTTAAAATATGAGTAATTTATTGGGCAGAGTACTTAGTGTATTAATGATTAAACAGCACTGGGCTTCTACGATATCTAAAAGCTTACCTAGGCCCAAACATCGTTCTTTTTTAGAATCAGTTCAACGTGATGCAACCAGTATTAATTCAGCTAATAAAGATTTTTTTAAAGAAGAACTAGCTTCATTATCATCTCCTTCACCACGAGCTTCTACAGCTCGTCATTCTGATTTGAGTATTAATAAATCACCTGATCCAATAAAACACTCAAGACGAGGAGCTAGAGGTAAATCTAAAATTTCTAAATATACAACATAATTATTTATGTGGCTTCTAATATCTATATATCTAAACCTTACTATTGTTCCTATAGCAGTTGAACATGGAGAAATAGTGGAAACCTTTTCTAGTGAACAAGCTTGTATTGAAGCTCATACCAAGTTTTTTGAAGACCTAGCAAAAGATAAAATCAAAATCCCTGCTAACTTTAACTTGGGGTGTATTCCCTTTAATAGAGAGACTGCTTAAAATGGAAAGATCAAAACCAAAACAATTAAAACCACTGGTAGCTAGTCACCCACCTAAAAGATTTCCACCTAAGATTAAGTCTGCTTCACCACAACAATTACGAAGGAGACTCTTAGATCCTAAGATTAAGTCTGCTTCACCGCAACAATTACGAAGGAGACTCTTAGATCCTAAGATTAAGCCTGCTTCACCAAAGAGAATGAAACCACGAAATAGGAGATAGTTTAAAATGCCTTTACCTGTAATTGCTGTTGTTGCTGCTAGATTGGGTATTAAATTAGCTACTTATATGGTCGGTAAACAGTTAAAAAAGGGTGCAGCTAAAAAACTACGAAAAGCTATTACAAAGAAACAAGCTGAGAAAGTTAAAGAGAAAACTGCTGCTGGAAAAAAGTTTATAGGGGAAGGATCAAAGAGAAAACTAAAGACAGTAACTCAGCGAAAGAGCTCTAAAGTTGACCCTAACAAACAAAAGAAGAAACCAAAAAACTGGCCTGGGTCTAAGAAGCAGCAAACAAAAGGTAGTCTTAGTAAAAAACGAGAAGCTTTTGAGAAGAAAAAAAGAATAGCAAAGAACGCACTTAAGGCTGTTGGGGCAGCCGGAGCTACTGCTGGTCTTCTTACTCTTGGTAAGAAATGGGGCAAGAATATGGAGAAGTATAAGTCACCTACAAAAGAACAAAAAGAAAAGCAAAAAAAAGCTGAGAACGAACTTAGACGAGATATATTAAAAAGTAGACAAAACAAAACCAATAAAATAGTAGAGGAAGCTTCCCAAGCTCGTGGTCCTAATAAAGCTTTGCTCAAACCTTTAGATGAAGGGACCACGGTACGAATAAGACGAAAAAAATGATACCTATAGACAAGAAAAATAAGTATGCACTTGAAGATCAAGTCATATCCAAGATGTTCAGGGACAAAAGGTTCCGAACTAGAGTAATTCCTAATAAAAAGAAGGAGTACAAGAATGAGAGATGCCAAAAAAATCAGGGGGGATGTGGGTTCAGGGGGCTTCAATTCGAGCCTTGGGAGACGTAATCCAGTACCTCCACCTAAAAACACAGCTCCACTCACAGTGAAACATAAAGGAGCTAGGTCAGTTTCTACTCGTTTCCCTTATGACTCTGTAAAAGGTGAAATTCGTAACCATAAAGGACTGTAACTTATGCCTAAACTAAAAGGATACAAGAATCCTACACCAAAACCAAAGCAAACTAGGAAGAAACCAAAAGAAAAACCAGTTAAATTGAGGACTTATTAAATGAAATTATTCGATATGGGTATGACAGTACTGATTATTGCTCTTATGGCAGGACTTGGTTGGCACTTTGGGTGGTTTGATCCCGGTATTAAACCGTAACTTGAGCCACTCACAGCCGTTTTAAGGTTAATTAGCGGTTAACTGAGGGGTAGGTATAGGGTTACCTAAAAAGTGGCCTTATATCGCCTCTCAGTCAATATTTTGTGATAAAAATGTGAATGGGTGTACGATATGGGAGCAGAAAAAAAATCCCCCCGTCGAGTCCATTCCTTATTATATGCGTTCGCTCACTCGCTCTCTCGTGCACATCTAATGTGCTTGTGAAACTAGGGGAGGACTTACAATTTCTGCTGGAAAACTGCTAGTGTCAATGTGAGTTTAGATTTATATCTACTTTCCAGGTGAACTGGTGGTGGTGGTGCGTGTCTTTGAGTTGGGGTGGATTTATTTTTTTACTTACATTAAAAACTTTTAACAATTTAGGTATTGACAAAGACTGTTGGTCTATATATATTGTGCTTATGATTCATTCACATTCATTCAATAAAGGAACAAACACAATGAAAGAGACAGCCTATCTACGTTATATGCAAAAGACTCACAAGATGCTGGAATCAGAAAGGAATCCCTGGTTCCACTATGATCTACAAATTTGGATTAAAGATGGGATTATCCAGGATTGTGGACATCCGCAATGTAGGGACAAAACAAAAACCGTAGAATGTAACGCTCACAAATATCAAGGCAAATCTTTAAAGGAGATATAATCAGATGAAAAACATTAAACAAGCTTTAAAAATATGGGATAAACTTAGAGATATACCTATAAACGATAATGAAGAAATTGGTTTGTCTTTCATACACTTTGAAAAGGGTACTGATTTACATGAGATTTGGCATTGGATTGAAAATACGTATAATGTATCAATTGGAAATGATTTAATGAAATAAAGGAGATATAAGATGAAAGCTACAATCAGCATATTTCAGTTTCGAGATGATATGGTAGGAGACGGTTCCTTTAGTTATGAAGGAGCAAAAGCTTTATATGAATATCTAGAAGAACTGGAAGATAGTGATGGTGAAGAAATGATGTATTGTAAAGCTGACATTTGTATACAATACACAGAATATGAAAACATAGAAGAAATAAAGGAAAATTATGACGATATAAGAACTCTTACAGATTTAAAGAATCGCACCGTTGTTATTGAGGTTCCAAAGAGTGAAAAATTAATCATTGATTCCAACTTTTAAAATAGGAGAAACAAAATGATCTACACTAAAGACCACGTCGGATGTTATTCAGACGGCACGTTGGGCGATAGACACCTAAGAGCTCAGTTAGCTAACATAATGAGGCAACACCAACAAGGACACATCGCACGAGACATAGAGTCTTGGGAGACTCATGATGAGGCTATCACTGAAGCGATAGAATACCTTAACGAAATATCAAGCGAGGACGTAGAGTGGGTTCTAGATAGTGGCGATCTGCTACTAGTCAAAGCAGAGGGTTCCTTTCACGGGTTTGACATTTAACCGCTAGTGAGCTCATAGAGCCTCTCAGATCAATTCTGAGAGGTTTTATTGAGTTAACTAGTGGGTAGGTTAGGGTTAATCTTAAACAAAAGGAGAATAGAATGGAAAATCTTTTCAAATGCGACCAATGCGAAAACTCTTTTACTGAAGATCGAATGACTACTACTGGAGGCGATGAAATCTATTGTCAAAAATGCTGGTTAGAAAAAGGAGAAGAAGAAGAAAAAGAAGATATTCTCTACTACTATGAAATGGAAGACGATTCTTTAATCTAAAAGGAGACTAAATAAGATGGAAACTGTATTGATTATCTTAGGAATTTATGCTACAATAATGGTTTACTGTGGAATGATGGCTAATTGGGAAATCTATAGAATGATGTATCCTTCTGATGACAATAAAAAGGAGAGTGAAAAATGATTATAGAACATGAAGGAATAACATTTGAAATAAAACCATTGTATAGTGCAAGTAGTATGAGAACGGGCTATAGGTTAATCGAAAGAAACCATAAAGGGGAAGAGTACGATTTTAATGATACTATCTACACAGAAAATGGTATTAATCAAATTATGATCCAAAGGACTAGGTTTTGTGGAAGTCAGATTCCTAACACTAAACTAATAGGAGAATAAATAAAATGGCTAGTTTAATAAATAGAAAAGAGACTAAAAGAGTACTTTTAATGTTAGCTCACGAACACGAAAGATCAAGCTTACATAGATTTGAAAGAGTATCCAGGGAAGCTTTAGATAAACTAGAAGCTAGACATATAGAAGCTATTAAATCACTAGTGAATGACCAACATAAGGGAGTGACAATAAGATGAAAACAAGAAGGACAAATCACAACAATGAGTATGCGAAGGCTTTAAAAATGTATGCCCCAAAAACGGTAGTCGAAGGGGTATTAGTTTCTTTTATGATTCGGCTTTATGGTGAAGAAATTTTAAATGATTCAGAGGTATGTAATAAGCGTTTCCACGAAGAATGGCATACGCTTTATCAAAACGGAATCATTCCACAAAAACCAAAAAAATAAAAAAAGGCCATTTTAAAAGGAGTGATAAGATGATGAGAAAATATAACGTACTTCACGCTGAGTTTAGGAAAGCTGAGAATCAGAAGGCTACTGCTAAGATGGAAAAGCTACATAGACTCTTAGAGAAACATGACTTCTACTATATGTACTCTGATTCTTATGATGTTTATGCCCAAGGGAAAG